CACTTCGCCCGCCGTCGCCTCCAGCCGCACGCTGCAGACGATCGTCTTCCAGGCTTCAACTCCTGGAGTGGCTGGCGACGGTGTGCAGGTTGCCTTCACCAGCGTAGGCGCGAGCGACACGAACGCCATCTCCACGACTGGCGACGTTGTCACCATCGACATCCAGAAGTTGGATACGTCGGTTCGCACCATCTCGGAAGTCGTCGACCTGTTCGCCCATCACGGCGCGGTCAAGGCCGTCACCACTTCCGGTGGTCGCATCCTGGCTACGGGTTCGGGCAACACGCAGGTTACAACTGCGGCAGGCACCAACCTACAGGGCGGCGCTGATGCAGTCACGGCACCGTTCACCATGAGCTACACGGTGACCAGCAACCAGGCACTCGGATCCGCTGGCACAGGCTACCTGGGCCAGACGTACATCGATGCCCGGACTGGCGCGACATGGACGATTGTCAACCCGGCTAACGCACTCAGCTACGGTTACACCGTGCTGCCTTCGCCACAGTACAGCTACGCACCTGGAGACACTCTCCAGTTCTTGTTCTCCAAGACGGGAACCTTTGTGGCTGGCGACACGATCATCGCAATCGCTGGTCTGCAGACGAAGGTCGCAACCACCCTCGGCATGAACGCGGGCGACACGGCGACCATCACGACCTACAACAAGTCGGGCAACGAGCCGAACGTTGGCGAATTCTACTTCGTCACATTCGACGTCGCCAAGTCCGATGCTGACATGGCCCTGAAGACGTGGACCAACTCCGCTGACGCATACAAAGTGTACGGTCAGCCCAGCGTGGCGAACCGTCTGTCTCTCGCCATCCAGCTGCTCACAGCTAACGGCGCACAGGCGTTTGGTGCGATCCAGGTCCGCAAGCAGACGGGACTCGGCGTAGCGTCGGATTCCGACTACTTCGCTGCCATCGACCAACTGAACGTGCCCCTACCGGGCGGCGATCACAAGGCTGATGTCATTGTGCCTCTGTCCACCAGCGGCGCGGTCCAGGCTTACCTGAGCCGCCACCTGACCATCCAGTCGGGCATCCGCCAGAAGGGTGAGGGAATCGGCTTCATCGGATATGACCAGTTCCAGAACCCACAGAGCATGCGTGCTTCGGCCCGCGCCATCAAGAATGCGCGTGTCATCGCAGTAGGCAACCCGGTTGCCGCGATCAGTCTGACCGACCCGACCACTGGTGTCTCTCAGGAGTACGCGGTGTCTGGCGAGTTCATGGCAGCCGCGATGGCAGGCATGAACACCAACCCGTCCAACGACGTGGCGACCACGCTGACCAAACAGACCATGGCTGGATTCAGCCGTCTGTTGATCCGCTATGACGACCCGACGATGGACCAGATGGCCGCTGACGGCTTGACCCTGTTGGTCGAGAAGAATGGAGCGTTCCAGGTACGCCACTACAAGAGCACCGATCCAAGCAACCCGATCACCAGTGAACCGACTTCCACCACGGCAGTCGACTTCACACGTCAGTCGTTCCGCGCTGACTTGGACCAGTTCATCGGTCGCAAGTTCACGGACAGCCTGCTCAGCGACATCAAAGTCGTTTGCAACGCTCGTCTGCGCAGCGAAGTCGACAACCAGATCCTGACAGGCTTCAAAAACCTGCAGGTGGTGCCCGACGCGAGCGACCCGACTGTGGTTCAGGTCTCGGTTGATGTGAAGCCGATCTTCAGCTTGCTGTACATCAACGTTACCTTCACGGTCACGACAAACCTGTAAGGAACCGGGGCGGCCTTTAGCCGCCCCATAACGCTTTAGGAGCAAGGACGACATGAAAATCCACCCCAACGTCACGCAGCAGAACGGGATGATCCTGGTCTCGTTGCAGGCATCTTTTTCCGGGGATCCCACTGATTCTGTTGACAAAGCCAACATCCTTGCTTTCGGCGATCCGATGGTCAATCTGACGGGCGGCACATTCGTGGACAACACTGCGGTTGATGCGGCTGCAGCGGCTCTCCAGAGACAGGATCTGACGTTCCAAGTTTCGGTGGCTGGGCCTGCGGGTAACGCGGTCACGATCGAATTCATCGCGATTGGCTCTGCAGATGCCACAGCGATCACAACCACGGCGGATGCAGTCGTTGTGGATATCCTCTCCCTGAGCGCGACGCGCACCACGGCGGAGATCAAGACCTTGTTCGACACATACGGCGCGACCCGCGCCAATACCTCCAGTGGCGGTGTCGTGCTTGCCACGGGTGGTTCCAGCACGCCAGCGGTTACGGGCGGCCCGTTTGATTTCAGTGGCGGCGCTCCCGCCTACACTGCATCATTCTCGTTTGGCTTCCCTGCCAGCGACTACTACGTGGGAGTGACTACGCAGATGGCCGCTTACCAAGCGCGATTCATGACCCAACTTCCTGTCCCCGCGCTGGGAATTCCAGCGGCTGTCGCAGGTCCTTTGGACTGTATAACTTCCGATACCAAGAGAGCAGCGCAATTTTGGATCGATAGTATAGAGTCACGCATTTCTGATCTGATGATCGCACTGCGCCAGCGCACTCAGCTTGGTCCTCAGTCAGACGCAACGGTTTAAGAGGAGAAGGAATGAAGTCGAGAATGGTAGGCCGTCACAAGCAGGCAACGATCTTGGTCTCCAAGGAGACTATGGAGATGGCTATCCGCGAGGGCAACCAACTCGCAGAGAAGCTAATGCAGACGAATCCGAACGATCCTCTTCTCGATCAGTTAGAGGAAGCCATCGGTCGTCTATCCGGTGTTCTGACAAAGGGCCAGTCCGAAATGCAGCAAGAAGGTGCAGCGGGCCTGGAAGACTATCTGGACAACGCGAAGATGCCCGAGGCTGCAGCTGCAATCAAGAAGGACGTGGACTTCATCGCCCAACAGCGGCAGGGAGCACGTCCGGAACGCATCATCGACGAGGCACCTATGGCAGAGCAACCAGTGCAAGCAGCAGGAAACGGCAGCGACGCATTCGTCACTGACCGCGACGACAAAGGTCAGCCCAAGACTCCGGAAACAGCCGTAGTCCCACGGGTTGCCGCGAAGGAAAAGAAAGCGGCCCCGGTCGCCGCTCCAGCAGCGGTTCCCGCCGTGCCCGCTACGGGTGTGGTTTCCGACGCCTCTGTCCTCGAAGTCCTGCCCACCGAATTCATTCTCAAGATGGTGGAAGACATTCCGAAACAGGAAGGCTTCCAACAGAACAAGCAGCTTCAGGATGCGTTGATCCGCATCACCGAGATTCTCAAGGCTCGCCCAGTGATCCCTGCTGAGCCAGTTGCCGAAGCGCCGAAGGCCGCCGCCGCGAAGAAAGCGGGCGAACCGTTTGGTGGCAAGCAGGCTCCTCCGTTCGGCTCCGAAAAGAAGGACGAGAAAGCTGAAGACAAGGACGACAAGAAAGAAGCCTCGAGTAAGACGGCTGTCGCACCTCCGGGATGGGAAGGCACCGTCAAGGAGATGAAGGGCGAGAAGGACATCGACAATCCGTTCGCTCTGGCGTGGTCTATGAAGAACAAGGGATACACCCCGCACGCAGCCAAGTGGTTGTTGAGGCGCAAGGGTGCCTCCTACATCGCCAAGAAGTTCGGATCGTCCGGTAACGCGGGCGGCGCGTGGACCTCAGACGCGGATACATCCAAGGTTGAAGAGGGCAGCAAGGTTCCAGAAGTCGCTCAGGCTCATGGTCTTCGCGATGACAACACTGGAATCGCACGGCCCGCAACGACTCTTCCGTCGAAGCTCGCTGCTGAGATGACGACCAGCAAGGCTCTCAAGGCCGCGCAGGACGCCCAGGAGAAGCTCAAGGCTCTCTATCTCGACTGCAAGCCGTTGACCGAAGCCAACAACACGCGGGCGGTACGCGGCGCGGTGGAACTGGTCTACGCTGCATACAGCGCGTTCGACGAAACCGTGAAGACGTTCAACAAGCAGCTCATGCAGGAAGAGCAAGAAGCTGAAGCTCAGGAAATCGCCGAGAAGAAAAAGAAGTCTTCGTACGGCGGGCTGGCTTTGGTCGCTGCAGCGGAATAACGATTTCACGTTATCCGTTTTGCAAGATGTGAGTTGAGGTGCAACTAGAAGTCCCTCAATTCAGATGCTTCTCAGAAGCACAGGAGAAACACTATGGCACAAGGCGGATACATCTATCGGCAGGGCGCTTCGCCCCAGACCGAAGCAGTCATCAGCTCACGCTTCAAGATCTACACCCACGCGGTCGATGTGGGCAAGTTCACAAAGCTGGGCGTCACATCCTCATTCACAATTTCAGAGACGAAGGCCGTCGATCCGATTCGTGGCCTTGGTTACGGTGATCAGGTCGCAGAGTTGATCCCCGGTGTCACGCAGCCGACCACGCTGAACATCACCCGCACGTGCCTCTATCTGGCTAACTTAATGCAGATGGTGGGCTACAAGGCGGGCGTCAGCGGACTGGTTCGCTCGCTGAAGCACCACAAGTGGCCTTTTGACATCAAGACCGAAATCGTCTTTTCGGAACTCGCTTCCGAAGACCCGAACCGTGGACAGGCGACTTCTGCCGCCGTCCCGAACGAGGGCGGACTGAACAACCTGGGCAACCCCGGCTTGTTCGCAGTTGCTACCGTGTACGAAGGTTGCTGGATGGACTCCTACAACACTGGCTACACGATTGACACCGCCGCCGTCAACGAAGATTGCACCATCGTCTGCACAGACATCTTCGACGTTGCGGGTTCAGTCTACGGCGAGTTCATCGACGCAGGCTTGAACAAGGGCGACAAGACAGGACGTTCGCTCCTTTACAGTCTCTAACCTGAGTGGGGCGGCTTTGACCGCCCCTCTCTAAAAAGGTCGCGAATGAAGTCGCCACTCTTTCAAAAACAAGGGCTGGACGCCTTCCTCCAACAGCTGAACGACCCGGCGACCACCAACCCCGACGATCGTACCGATAAGGAATTCGAGCACCCCTATGGCTCGAAAGGTACGGAAATCGAAAATGTCAAGCAGGGTTCTGACCCCGACCTCATCAATAAGATCTGGAAATTCTTCCGAGCCTACCGTGTGGGGAAGATCGAAGAAATCGTGAAGTTCACTGGTCTAACTCCTGAACAGATTCAACCTGTTCTCCAGGAGATGGGCGATCTAGGCTATCTCCGCGCACATCGCACGGGCGAGTGGCAGATGCTCGTAGGCGGTGGCAAGGTTGGTGCGACCTGGGGATTGATCAACGACATCATGGGACGCGACACGCCGGAAGACATGCCGCCGCCCAAGCCGCCCCAACCTCGAGCGGCAAACATTTGCCCCACCTGTGGACGCGGTATGACCCGTGCATACACAGACGGAGGCAAGTCCACTGTGTGGGTCTGCACCCACTGCAAATTTGGACCTAAGACGGGCACGGCGAAACCGAGATGCCCGCACTGCGGTTCCGAAGACTACTCCTTGATGCCGACGGATTTTGAGACGGCCAAGTGCGACGATTGTGGCAAGAACTGGGACCACGGCATTGTCCCGGGGATCAACGATCCCAAGACAGCCGCTGGCTGGGGCAAAGCAATTCTCCCAGCTGTTGCCTTGATGGGCCTGGGTCAGCCACCCGCCGCCTCTCCCACTGTTGTGCAGCCCCGGCCCGCTATTGTGCAACAGGAAGTCAAACAGCACCCATCGGATCCCCACATGGATCGTCTGGTCAACGCTATCGCCCGCGCTGAGGGCGCGAAGCCCGAACGGAACAACCCCGGCAATATTGTAGACTTCGGCACAGGCAAGATCAAGACATTCGACACTATGGCAGAAGGCGACGCCGCGTTACGCGAGCAGTTGAAACGTATCGCTGACGGTCTCAATCCCAACTTCGATCCCAAGATGAGCCTGCGGGACGCGGGACTGGTCTACAGTAACGGTGACCCAAACTGGGCCAAGAACGTAGCATCAATCATGCGCGTCTCCCAGGACGTTCCCATCGGTCATTTGATCAAGGGCACCCATGCGAAACACAAGCGCCAGGCACGCGCCATGAATGTGGCCGTCATCCTGAATGCGCCGAAGTTCGCCGCCAAGAACGCTCCAGATCCCGGACAGTACGACGAGAAACACGAAGAGCACGTGCGCCAGGAAATGAAGCAGTGGGCACAGTACGCGGAAGAGGAAGACAATACCGAGGACATCAAGCCGTTTGATCCAGAGGGCAACTACCTCTGCGGTGACTGTGACATGCGGCAGGGCACCAATGAGTGCATGCGCGTCCAGGGACCGATCAACTTTGAAAAGGGCAGCTGCCGTCTGTTCCATGAAGGTGCGCCGGAAAATCAACTGCCGATGGCAAAGAAGTTCACCCAGGCGGAAGCCAAGTATGGCGAGAGCAACCAAGGCGGTTTCGGCTGTCATCGCTGTGAGTACGGTGGCGAGGCCAAAGAAGCCGACGGCGCGGGCCGCCCGTCATGGTGTTCGTTCTGGGGAACGCACGTCGTCCCGAATGCTTGTTGCTCGGAACAGGAACTGGTACAGATTCAACCCAAAGAGGCCAGCTTCCAGAAGCAGGCTCTTGATCCGCAGTTGGTCACGTTGCTTGGCTCCTGGGTGGTTTTGATGTTGGCCAAGTGGTTTGGACAGAAATGGCAAGAGCGTTTCGGTGACATCAGCAACACGCTCACTACCCGCGCTGCCAACGCGCTACAAAAGCAGGGCGTCACGTCTCTCGCGACCTTGGATCGTTATGCTCAGGAACAGGGCACCGACCGTTACAAGGCACTTGGCAAATTGGCTCTACAGCAGCTGATTCTCGCCGCCGCCGTAACCACGGGAATTTCTGCTGCGAACCTTTTCAACAAATCCCAAACAGCACCCGCCGCGCCCGCCAAACCGATGCATGAAGTGACCGATATGTATCTTGAGCCAGTGCCCGCCCCGGCTCCCGCGAAGCCACAGCATCACGGCCCAACGAAGAAGCAGGTTGAAGAACAGAAGCGGCAGCAAAAGGAGCTTGAAAAGCAACAGCTCCAGCAGCAAATGGAGCAGCTGCGCGAACAAGATGCAGAAAGCGAAGCGCGTTCACTGAAGACCACGAGTCTGAAGGACGCAGGTATCGTCAATCCGCGTCCGGCTATGCGGCGACGCGAGGAACGGAATATCTACGATTCCTTGAAGCGCCACAAGGAGTTGATGGACAAGTACGTGGCCGAAGGGATGAGTCCGGAAGACGCCTCTAAGAAGGCGATGGACGAGATCAAGCGGAAGAAAGGCCGGGAGTTGATGCACGACGACAGTGGAGCGACTACCGGATTACGTATGAAGCCTGATTACGGCGAGTCGGACTCCTACACATCCAAGATGAACGAAGCAAACAAGTCCGCAGCGGCAAAGATCAAGTGGCGCGTTGACCCGCCTCCGACGGGACAGTGGTCCAGCTTTTCTCAGCGTGCATGGCCGTCGGCAGACTATGTGAACGGAGATCCGGCTGCGTCCATCCATTGCAGCGAAGAATATCGTCCGGCCAACGTGAAGTCTGGCCAGCATCCACCACTCAAGGTCTGGGTGGCTGACTGGAACATCCCACCCGAGGAGCGGGGTAAAAAGGGTCGTTGGGTGTGGCGTGCTATGAAGGGCGAATTTGCAACGCTGAAAGAGGCGCAGGCCGCCGCCGCGAAATTGATTGACGCACATCCCGAGCTACACACGTTGGACGAACCTGCTCCCCCGGAAGGGAAAACATCTTCTATGAAGAATCCGCTGCTGCAAAAGAAGGCCGATTGGACCATGACTTGCCCGCACTGCAAGGCCACGGCCCGGAAGAAGAATCGCGAAGACGACTACAAATGCGAATCCTGCCCGTGGACCTCTAAAGAGGAACCCAAGGCGATGGCCCACCACGCTGACGTGGAGATGCACGAAACTCCTACCATGCTCCCGCCCCGCGATGACATGAAGCGGCACTTGGATGAAGACGTGCAGCAAGAGATCGACGACGGTGTCGACGCACCAGTTCAGGAAGGCATTAAGGTTGGCGACGGAGGCGACGATTTTGAACGTGGTCTGGAGATGCAGGACGAGTACTTCAACGACCAAGTTTCCGATGCCAAGCGCGAGGCTCGCGAAGCCTTCATGCAGGACAAAGATATGCAGGAAGACGCCGCCTCGTGGGGCATGACCATGGACGAATTCTGGCAACTCCATGGCGATGAATACGCTAATGAGTACTGGGCGGGTCGTCAGGCCTCCAAGAAGGCCATGAAAGCTGAAGAAGGCATTGCAGTTTGCCCTAAGTGCACCAGTTCCAAGGTCGAAGAGGTTACCGACGATGAGGGTAGCGAAATTCGACTGTTCGAGTGTGGAGAGTGCGCCCATTTGTTTTCGCTGTAGAAATATCATATCAAGGACCTATGAGCTTCAAAAAGACGGCTAACGCGGTCATCAGTGAACCCATCATCTCAGTTGATAACTGGGGTCAGATGCACGGTCATCGTGTGTTTGGGAACAAGACTGCGTCCTTCGGTAAGGTGGCAGCAGACCAGTCGAAATACCTACTCTCCCACTGCACGATCATGTCCTCGGTTATGACCGAGCCGGATCCGGAAGACCACCTGATTAAGCCTGAGTGCAGCCATCTCGTGAACAACAACGATGATGCCTGGACGAACGAAGTTTTGAAGCTGAGCCATAAGTCTTTCGTTGGTGCGTTCAACTTTGTCGAGCACTTCCAGAACTCCAAGTTCGCGAAGGGCCATATCCTTGACGCCATCCTCCGTAAGGTCCAAATCGCCCCGCCCAGCTGCTGGGTGTATTTCTGCGACATCCTTGTCGCGACCGACCTGGCCCACGAGAAGCTGGTTGAAGACATCCGCTCCGGACGCGTGAAGTATTTGTCCATGGGCTGCGTTACCGATTTGGTCATTTGCAGCTTCTGTGGCGCACGCGTGACGGACGCTTCCACGTATTGCCACCACCTCCAGTTCCAGAAGGGCATGTTCATGCCTGATGAGGATGGCATCCCTCGTCGCATCGCCGAACTGTGTGGTCACAAGGACATGGCAAACGGCGGCGTGAAGTTCGTCGAAGCCTCCTGGGTTGCCACTCCGGCGTTCCCCGGCGCGGCGAAGCGCAACATCGTTAGCGAAGAATGGCTGGGTCCCAAGACTCCTTACACCAAGTCTTCGGGCAAGACGGCCTCGTTTTCCAAAGCAGCTAGCGAAAACAACGACTTCGAAACCCTTAATTTGGGTGAGGCTTTAATGAACGCTGACCTCAGAAGGAAACTACGGTAATGTCCAAACTGAACCCCATTCTCGCAGCCATTGAAGCAAAGCAGGCCGAACTCGACATGCTGGACGACCAGCTCATGGGCATGGATTCGGCGATGCCGATGGACATGCCTCCAACCCAAGAATTCGATTTACTGACCCAGAAGCGTGAGCAGCTTGAAGAGGACATCCGCAAAATGCGTGAGGGCGTCCAGCTCATTGGCGAATGGGAGAAGTTCAAAGGCGGTCAGTGGTCCGAGGAAGTCAAGATGCAGTTGAACTCCATGGATTCCACAATCGCTAATGCTGCTGGTCCTGCCGCTACTGCACCGATGATGGATCTTGGTGCCCCGGCCCCTGGACTTGACGCTGGCCTACCGCCCGCGCCGCCCGCCGCCCTTGGCGCACCTGACGCCTTGGCCGCCCCGCCAGCACCTGAAGCTCCGATGCCTGCTGAAGTTGCACCAGAAGTAGCACCTGAAGCGGCCCCGGCCCCGACCGAAGAGCCTCTTCCAGCCCCAGTTGCATCAGCTATCAGTAAGAAAAACAACTACGAAGCCCAGAATAAGAAGGGTGTAACAGCCCAGGAGAAACCTACCATGGCGAACCAAGAAACCAAGCCGTCCTTGAAAGAAGGGCTGGCTTCTCAGAAATCCAAGCGCGAGGCTATCAAGAAGGAAGCGCAGTCCCGCGTTGCTTCCGCCTGGACCATAGCCAAAACGATGCTGCCGACGGCTCCCGCCGCTGTCCAGAAAGCCTTTGCCGCAACCCTTCTCGCAAACCCCACCAAGGTCATCACTGCCGCGCTACGCCAGACCGCAGTGAACGCCCATTGGTCCAAGTTTGCCGAGGAATTCAAGAAGGTCCACAAGGTCGAGCTCAATGACCTGATGGAAGATCCTTCCGTGCTGTCCAAGGAAAAGGCCGCCGTTGAAGCCGAAGTGAAGGGTGCCGCGAAAGAAGCAGCCGTCGCTCCGAAGAAGGCCGATGACCGCAAGGAAAACGGACCTCAGCCCGAGAAGTACGACGACGGACGTCACGGTTCAGAGCCTGCCGAGATTGATGCTGGCAAGGCCGCTGACCGCGAAGCCGACACCGTCAACAAGTCCGAGGGCGGATCCAACAAGATCAAAGAAGCAGCGGCTAAGTCCGCCGCCGCCGAATGCAAGTGTGGTGGCAAGGGCTGCGATGCCTGCAA